AACATCAGAAGAACCAAATTGACCTGCCTGTTGATAAACTGAATCTCCTAATGTTTCAACACTACCATCAAGACTGTTTGCTCTTAATTCAAAAGAACCCCCACCATTAGCAGCTACTATTGATTGGTCATTACTTGTTACTATATCATTTGCTCCAGTTACATTACCTTCAATCAATACTTCTGCCAAATTTTGGCTATTCATTGTATCAAGTATGTTCTGCAACTCCTCACTCACTTCATCTAAACCATCTACCCAATTAACACCATCAAATAAATATGTTCCCTTAGAATAAAATGTACCTAATAAAGAACCAGGTAACCATGGTGTACCTTGTGAATTTTGAACATAAGCTAATGATAATGTTGGAGCAGTTGGGAAAGCTGTTATTAGTGCTGTATAATTATCAAACACACCAATGTAACCAGTTCCAGAACCACCTCCAGTCCCAATCTTATCTAAATGTATTATTGGATTCATTTACTTTTTAAGTATTAATTCAAAACTTACTGTTCCAGTTGTATTTGTTTGTGCGTTATAATTTATTCTCCAATATAAAAATGCAGAGTGCGTATCATCGAATCCTTGATCAATTTCAGCATCATTAGTTAAGTCATCATAAGGATAAAATGTAATATTATCATTTGAGACTTCTAAACTCCAAGTTGGATTAGCATCTAAGGAAGAAAACACCGGTATTAAACTCCACCCAGTATTAAAACATATTTCTTGTACTGTTGAAATTTCAGTAACAGAAGCATCATGTAAAACATTACCAGAAAATTCAAACTCTATTTTAATTGGTTTACTCATATCTTTATATTAAACAAGCCCTATTAAGCCTTTGTTTTGTCCATTATACTTTGTGTAATCGTAATTATCTGGATTAGTGCAAATATACCATTGAATAGCGTTATAACTATGTAATGATTCATTATAATTGGTGTAAACATTTGTTTGACTCCAATCGGCAGCAGTTGAATTTGCTTGGTCATTTACTTGTGGACCTCCAATATTATTCTTCACTGGTTGATCACGTAAATATTCAAAATAAATAAATAAGCTTAACATTTCAACAATTCCTTCACTCCTATGTATGTGACATGAGTCATCTTTACAAAAAGAGTCCCATATAGCTACAAACTTGGGATCAGTTGGTGCATTTCCAAGAATAGCAAAATCAACGGCAAACTCTTCATAAAGTTCACAACCTAATAATTCTTGTAAATATCTTACTTCAAACTTATCTAAATACACTTGTAAATCACTTTTAGTGAAAATGTCTTTAGCCGTTTCAGTTTGACCTTTTAAATCCGATTCTTGAATGTATAAACTCATTTATTACTTTTTACCCTTTCCAGATTTTGATTGTTTTGATTGTTTTTTCTTTGAAGCGTTTCCACCAATCAATGAAGACGCTTTTGGCTTTTCCACCTCAACCGAAACTTCAGCAATTATTTCAATATAACCTTCAATCATCCATTTATCTGCAACTGGTTTTCTTACAGTCAATTCTTCACCCTCTTTAATTCCTCCAGGATGGTCTTTTATAAATCTTACTTTCATAATGTATTGGCTTTTACCACCAAAACCCCGCTATTTTCATAGCGAGGTGTTAGCTTATTAGTTATTGTTATTACGGCTTAGTAATTGCAGTAATAGCAGCACTTATTGAAGGAACATGTAAAAATGCATTTGCATCTACATTTCTTACTAAGAAGTTTAATCTTTCGTAAGCCTTAACAGTTACTAACTCTTTTTCAAAGTTGTCATTGTTTTCAAATCCAAATTCAACAGTAGTTCCTCTACGAGATACAACAGTTCCTTTTGTGGAATCCATCATGTACATTTCGTCAACTGGCACTAAAGAATTAGTTAAAACTCTAACTGCTCCAATATTCATTCCATCAGAAGTAATCCAGTTAGGAATTAAATAGTTGTTATTAGCATCCTTCTCTAATGTCATTAAACATTTATCAGCAGGATTTAAAAGAGCAACATTTGCAGAGAACTTATTGTTAAGTCCAGCATCATCAATTAAACATGAACCAACTTGGATCAAATCAACTAATGTTGGAGCTTGTACACTTGCAGCATAAGAACCAGCAGCGAAAGTTGAAGCAACAGCAGCAACAGAATTTAATTCTGGATAAACATCAGTTCCTAAAAGTAAACCTTCGTCAACCTTTAAAGCAACATCAGTAGAAACTAAATCTCTAATTTCTCCAGATACCCACTCGTAATCATCCATCATATCAATACAAACATCAACATAATCTCTAACTTTAGTGATTTGTAATGTTCTAACTTGCCATGTTACTTTAGAGTTGTGAGTTGAAGCAGCACATCCAGCAACATTCTTAGCATCTCTTACAATAGATTCTTGATCATTGTACTTGATGTATTCTTTATTAGTGTTTCTTTGGTTGAACAAAGAACGCATGAATGTTTGACGTGTAGCTATTTGACCAACACCAGGTAACATGTCAGCAAAATCAGTTCCAGAAGTAATGTCAGAAGCATCTTGTTGTGCTTTAATTTCTAATCTAATATTCTTTTGACTTGATTCAGATAACTTTTTTAAATCATCAGCCTTTTCAGTTAATGCGTTATAAATAGCCGCTTTAAAAGATGCTGGTTCTTCAGATGTTTTAGCTTCAACTTCTTTAGCAAGTTTTGCAATAGTCCCACCTTGTGCTTCAAGACTTGCTTTCATAGCAGTAATGTTAGCAGATTGTAACTCTTTAAGCTGTGCTTCTAATTCATCTTTTTTTGCTCCATCTTCTTTAGACTTTGCAGTTAATTCTTCAATGCTTTTCGTTTGCCATTCTAATAATTCAGCAAAATACTTAGCGTTGTCTTCTTCGTTTAGCTTTGCTATATCCTCTGAAGACTTTACTTTAAATTCTTTCATTTTTATAATTTTTTGAAAGGTTTGTAATTGGGTTAATTGTTTTTGATTTGCCTTCATCAGTATCTTTATTAGACGGCTCTTTCGATGGAGTGTCTTTTTTAGATGGCTCGATTAATTTCAAATCGGTAATTATTTGCTTCAACTGAAGAATCTGCATGGTGATTAATCCACGCTCACTCTTTGTTTCTGCGCTTGATTTAAGTTGTCCGTTTAATTCATCTAATCTATCAATTAGATTACTCTTTATTTTATCGTTGTCATCCTTAGACTTGCCAGTCAAGTTAGCAGTCAAAGCATTTGCCCCATAAGAAACAACACTGATTTCAAATAATTCTATCTCCTTAACCACCCAAAAGAAACCTTCTTCATCTGCTTTCTCTGGATTTAATGCTAAAGGATAAAATTCATCCCATGCTTTTCTTTCAATCTCATTAGTTGAATTTCTAACTGCTAAAACAATATTCTTATATCTAAAACCAATTGAATGATTATCGTAAATATCCTCTCTATAATTAACTAGGTCATCATTACCTTTAGATGTTGAAGGAATAAAACTTTCTCCATAAAGAACATCTTTACCATCAATGTTTCTTTCATCTAATACAGTAAACCTACCAACAACACTCTTAGTGTTTAAAACATGATCTGATTGGTGTTTAATCTTAGCAGTTGCATTTGAATTAGGACCTCTATCATTAATTGATTTAGTAGCACATCCACTAATAAGCATATCTTGGTCACTATCTATAAAGAAATAAGTGTTTCCAATAAACTTTACAATCCTGTTTTCTTCATCAACCTTAGTAACAGACTTTAACCCCTCAACAGTTTTCACTCCAAAGTGGGTAGCCATCTTTTGTTGTAATGTCTTTTTATTCATTGTTTGGTGTATTCGTTATGATAATTGCATCAGCTTCTTCAAAACCGTAATTATCAATCAATAATCTTTGTTTTCCTTCTGGTGATATTGGCATGTTTAAAATAACATTAACACCATCCATCACAATCTTGTCCTTTTCTGCTTCAAGTTTCTTATCCTCTTGTAATGCTTCAATACTAGAAGTGTCAACTTCCAATACATAATTTGCATTATCTCTATCATTCCATCCTGGAACATAAAATTTATTAAAATGACTAATATCATTATTCAATGGAGGTAATACACCATTCACATAAAAATCCTTTATATCTTGTTTTGCATTGTTAAATGAAGCTCCTTTAGGATCATTAAACATCCTAGAGTTAACACCATAAACACTACACAAATCTCTTAACTTAACAACTCCAGATTCTAATATCTGCAAATCAGCAGGTGACATGGCAAACTTTATAAAATCAAAGTTTCCAGAAGTTACTTTAACACTTCCGTAATTTTCACCACCACCAATCTTAGTCTTTAAAGCCTTATCTAGTTGTTCTCCTTCTTCTTTTGTGTTCGGTCTTTGTCCTTTAGATGTTAATAAACCAATAGCACCTTTGTTTTTAATTAAAGAGGCATCAGCCGTTATAACCTCATTCGATGCAACCAATGTTCTATAGGCAGCAGCCAAAGGACTTAACCCCATTATAGCATTTTCACTTGATGGGTCTGTATTGAACTTTCTTAGGTGCATTACTTCTTCAGTATCTAAAGTGTAATCTGTACCACTATAATTGTATTTATATGAAGTTGCTTTAGGACCAGTAATTAGATTGGTTACTTTAGGAGTAATAAATTGAGGTGCTAAATTCCATCTTTCAGAAAATGCTTGTGAACCAATACCTCTTACACCGTATTGAATTTCATTACCCGTTGTTAATTGATAAACTAATGATTGGTAAGTAAATGATTGATAATTGTTTTCGTTGTTTGGATTATGAACAAAGTTGTAGAAGTCTCCTTCTGTTATAATCTCTTCAGTTCCATCCCTTAGTTTGTTCTTTATAATAACCGGAATGTCAGCACCAGAAGATGCTATTCTATTGATTATTGAATAAACGTGGTTATTGTTTAAATATCCCTCTTCTAATAGGTTTTCAATTGAACTATCACCAACACCAATGTTTGATAATATTTTCATGAATGACTTTTCACCATCTACATTGAAATGGGATTTACCAGTTAGGGCTTTAAACGCTTCTGTAAGTCTTGACATTAAAAAGTTTTAGTGGGCCAGTATTTATCCAGCAATTACTAAATATTATTACAAATGTAATTAATTTATTTAATAATAACTATGTTATCCAAAAATTATTATCACTTGTTAAATCATCGTTCGCATATCTCACAGCATCAATGACATGATTCCATTTATCAATAGGTGTGTTAGACTTCTTATCATTCCAAGTGTAGTTGTTTAACTCCTTATGAAATTCTACATCCTTTGGTGGTGATACAATTATCTTTTCATTTAATCTTGCTAATCCGTTTTTTATAGAATCTTTACCCTTTCGACATGGTAAAACATTAAATCCAGCAACCTGGAGCTCTTCAATTAATCTTGGTTCAGCACAATCAGCAATAATTAAATCACTTTTTTCAACATTAAACTCTAGGAAGTTAATAATATCGTTGGTACTCATTGCAACCTTATGAAGTTTTAATTCAGTATAAATGTGCTTATCATCTATTGCAACTTTGACTAATACTGTTGGATCATTAACATAACCAAAGTCCATTCCATAAATTGAAGGTAATGATTCATCCATTTCTCCAATCTTCCAATCTTCAATAACACACCCTTCTAGTTTATCAAGCCAACCACCCATAACAATGTGCTTGTATCTTACCGGTTTATTTAATCTCATATTCTCAAAGGACCTAA